TACTTCTAAACTATATGTAGCCTTATTTTGTCCTTGTCCTTGTCCTTGTCCTCTCACAGATTCATTCGCTCGATTATTATATATTTTATGAATGATGCGTTTGTTTAAATAATCCTCTGTTATAATCTCTGTTGTTGAATCATCTAATTTTTTTAAATAAAAAATAGTTTTTCTTTTCTTTATAGCCATGTTATTTTCTAAACAGTTCATAATAAATTTCATTTTATAATATGTTTCTCTCTTAATATTCGTAATATCCAGAGAATCTATGTTTATATTTGTAGTTAAAACATTTGAACCATTATTGATATCGTGAGTTTTTTCATTTTTAGCACATGCGTCTAAATTATTTGATAACATTATTTTATTTTTATAGAGAAAACATTAATACATTCCTAACATTATTCTTATTATTCTTATTATTCTTATTTACTATTTTGTAAAAACCTCTAAATTCTCTAAACTCTCTATTATAAACTTTTAACCTAAACATCTCAAACTATATAATCTACTCTATTTCATATAACTTATCCTGCTACTTGGTGTTCCTTCGATAATATTGCACCATGAAGCAAAGAAAGTGTCTTGTTTTCACTAGAAAAATAACTTGGATAAAGAATACTCCAGTCTAATGTGTCATCAAATAAGCTTAACTTTGTATATACATAACCTAAAAATGCACTACAAAAAAATCTCGATGTCTTCTGAGGATGACGGTCTTTTTTGCAGTAAGCTTCTATCCAATCTGTAACAACAACATCATATGGTTTATCGTATACAACTTTATGTATTTCTTTCAGTTTTTCATTATTGAATATTTTGTCGTACTCTTTCGTGTTTTTGAATTCGATTTTGCGAACATATATTTTTCCACTATATGTCGAAATAAAATGCTCATATGGAATAAATTGAACTCCGAATTTTTTTGTATTATCTTCTGGATCCGGAATATCTGAAATACCTGATGTCCAAACATATGTACCCTTTAATGGAACATCTGTGAATTCTGGGTCTACTACAATCATACCAACATGTGAAAAATCACTCTTTGTCATAAATTTTATCAACCAACTAAATAACCCCCATGATTTGTATTCAAGGTTGTCGCATAAAAGAATGTCACCTGTTTTTAATGTACCGCTAAGTTCACTCGTTGGTTCACTCGTTGGTTCACTCGTTGGTTCACTCGTTGGTTCACTCGTTGGTTCACTCGTTGGTTCACTCATTATATTTTACTTTACTTTATTTGTTTTATTTACTTTATATTATATCATAAAATATAAATATTAAAGTAGCATAAAATATTAAAGTAGCATAAAATATTAAATTAGATATAATTATTAATTATTATATATTAAAAAAGTTATACTTATAACAATATAGTGAATATATAAATATAGATATATAGATGCCATCTTTTAAACATAAAACAAATAAAAAAATTTTTGTAGACAAAAAAAGAATAATGACGCTGGATAGCGTTCATCGTGAACTACAATGTGAGTTTAATTTGATTAATAGCGAAGTATTACCTACATTAATTCGTAGAAAAAATGAAATAATGAAACAGTTAAATCACTCCGAACATATATTGGAGGTCAATGATAAAATAGAGTTACAAGATTCTTTATATGACATAAAAGAGGAAATCTATAAAAATAAAAAAAAGATTAAAGACTACTACCTGAACAACAGTAAATTTATTTTCGATTATTTTGAAAACAAAAAAGAAATTACGAATGGTACAAATAAAACAAAGATTCTTAACTCTTTTTTCAAAGTAAATGATAATACATTTGATGAAAATGCGTTGACGCGTGCAAATGACAATAATGTTCAAAAGTTTTTTACAAATCTCGACCAGACATTTATTAACATAAATGACTATACGTATGCCATTGATATATGTCAGTCTTGTAATAAGGGAGAAATGATTCCCGTCGAACATGAGGGGATTATGGTTTGCAATGTTTGTGCAAAACAGATTACTTATCTTATCGAAAATGAGAAGCCGTCTTATAAAGAACCGCCGAAGGAAGCGTGTTTTTATGCATATAAAAGAATCAACCATTTTAAAGAAATTCTTGCACAGTTTCAGGCAAAAGAAACTACGCAAATCCCGGAAGAAGTTCTCGAAAATATCAAGCAACAACTTCATAAAGAGCGCATCCCTCTCTCAAAATTTACGAATTCTAAAGCAAAAGAAGTTCTTAAAAAATTGGGATATAATAAGTATTACGAACATATCCCCTTTATTAAAGATAAACTTGGTATTAAACCGCCGATTATGACACCGGAGTTAGAAGAGACGTTGTGCAATCTTTTTATGGAGATACAGGGACCGTATGCGAAATTTTGCCCGGATGACCGTGTGAATTTTTTGAATTATTATTATACGGTTTATAAACTGTGCGAACTTCTGGAGAAGACTGAATTTCTTTCTTATTTTCCGATGTTGAAAGATAAAGAAAAGAGGATAGAACAGGATGATATATGGAAGAAAATTTGCGAGGAGTTGAACTGGGTATTTATTCCGACACAATAGGTTGTGGTTGTTGTTGTTGTTGTTCAGATGATAGAGGACTAAGTGTATCAACACTACCCTGACTACTCGGAATATCACTATGACTCATAATAATATTTATATTAAATAAAGAATAGTCTTCTATAAAGTAAGTAACAACTATTTATTATTTACATAATAAAATGTAAATAGTAAATATTATCTACATAGTTTCTAAATAAACGCTTTCTTTTTTACATCTTCAACTGTTTAAAGTTTAAGAGGGGTGGGGAAACCAACAAGGTTAGCACCAATACCGAAACCAGCACCAGTTCTAGCAGAAACAGCTAAAGTGGGGACATAAACATCCAAGATGGCGAAGGTCGCTGCTGCTACAAGAGAAATCAACGCAATTTCGTTTAACTTAAGAGTCTGAGATGGTATGGAATAAGCAACTATCGCGACACAAAGACCTTCGATAATATACTTAATAAAGCGCTTAAAAAGCTCACTAAAGTCAAGTGTTCCGTACATTATAAATATAATGTAGAAAAAAATATTATTTTATTATTTTATTATTTTATTATTTTATTATTTTATTAAATTTAATAAATAAGTAAGCGTACAACGAATAAATGAATAAATAGTAAACTTACTTAAAATAATTATTTAATTATATAATATAATGTCTGAAACAAATAGTTTGCCAAAGGGAGTTACTCCTAAATATTTACCCGATGGAAAAGAAAACCCCAAATATGTCGACTTATTGGAAGAAGATAAACCAATTGCTGGGCAAAAATTCGTATGTCTTTCGTTCGTTTCACCAGAGCATATTATCAAACAAAAAGACCAATTTTTGTTCGAAGAGTTTGTGAAGCAGTGGGATTACAAAAAGTCAATGGAAAAATTTACCCAGTTTCTCAACTTTGTATCATTTAAGTATTCTCTTTCTTTCGATAAACTTACTGCGGACTTCCAAGAGTTTACAAAGGAAGAGGGAGAGACGATTCGCGCAACATCTGCAACGCTAATTAGCGATGACTATAAAACATTTTTGGATAACAATGAAGATGAACTTGAGCAGAAGTTTGGCGAAAAACATGGGTTCCAAACATCTACGAGAGGCATCAAAGTGCGCGGCGTTTTTGCTACACAAGGCGAGGCGGAACTTCGCTGTAAATTGTTGCGCGAGGTCGACCCCAATCACGATATTTATGTAGGACAAGTTGGTATGTGGGTTCCTTTTCATCCAGAGGCATACAAGACGGGACGTGTCGAGTACATGGAGGAGACTCTCAATCAACTTATGTCCGATAAAAAGAAAAATGAAGAGACTGCAAAACAGGAGTTTGATAAACGTGTGCGCGAGGCTAGGCAGAAAGCGATTGAAGAGAATATGAAAAAAGCGGAAGAGTCTGGTAACAAACTTACACAAACGATTAATGCTGATGGTGAATTAGTTGGTATTTCAAATGTTGCTAATTTTGATGGATTGGACGAAGATTCAACAGTTGATGATATTAAGAAGAGCATATTTGAGGCTGAGAATGTTGTTCTTGATAAAAACACGGACCATGGTTTGTCAAAACTGACACATTTTGAGAATTAAGATGATGTCGACATGAAATCGACATAAATCGATATGAAACTATTGAATAAACAAAATAAACAAAATAAACAAAATAAACAAAATAAACAAAATAAACAAAATAAACAAAATAAAAGTTTTAACTATTAAATATTATATGTTAAATATTATATGTCACTAATATATAATATTTGCTTTTTAATTGGCATGAATAAAAAGGTAAAACAATATGTAGTAAGTAACTATTTCAAATCATTTAATAGCGATAATATATTTATTAAGTTAGTTTGTTTATTATTCATTATAGCTGCTATTATTATATGCATGTATTTCTTGTATAGGGCGATATCTAATGCATTATATATGTATAGATTAAAGACTGATTTTTATAAATTACAGGATATGGGAATAAATGTTAAAAACTATAACATATTATATTTTGAAGAGTTTAAAAAAAAACATATAATGAATTTTTCAAAACTAAAAAATACGAAACATACTGAGTTTAAAAATAAAAATGCAATTGGTATGATTACGGACAAATATGTAGTCTTGGATTTTGATACAAAAAAAGATGTTAGTAATGCAGACTTTTTAATTGAAAAAATACCAAAAGATACCGTTTGTGAAAAAACACCGAATGGGTATCACTACTACTTTGAAAATGATACAGGAAAACCAGTATATACTTATATACAACTAGTTATTGATAATGTAAAATACTCAGTAGATGTGTTAGGTGTTGATAATTTGATAATAACATCTCCTACAAATATAAACGGAAAAGATTATTATTGGATTAATAGTATTTTTACACATAAAGCAGCGAAGTTATCAGAAAATACATGGATACTAGATTTATTAAAAAATCAGAAACCATTTCATCGTAAGTTTAATAACGCTACTTTATCGATGAATATTAAAAATGCTTTTATAATCATAGATAATCTAAGTATTGAAAATAATATTAGATTTACACTTGGTATGATGAAAGAATATTCTGTAAAAATGAAACTGTTAAATGGTGTTATATATGTATATGATGACAACTACTATTTTTTGACTAGAGGTAGTTTTAGTAAATACAAGAACAAAAAATCTATGGTAGAAAAACTAAAAAATGTTATTGCCAAAATTAAACCATCGTGTATTATAGATTTATCTATTATAACTAGCAACTATTTTAAACCCGAAAATATTTTTCACATAACATCGTGTGTTATACATAGCGACTTTAAAAATTATAAGTACAATTCAGAATTCCCGAACTATATTGAATGCAGCTATATATACAAAAAAACGAAGTATCTAATCCAAGATACTATTACCATAAATAGTTCTAATAATTCTAATAATTCTAATAATTCTAATAATTCTAATAATTCTAATAATTTTAATACAAAATTAAATAACTTAATATCATGGACTACACCAAATACACCAAATACACCAAATACATCAGAAACAAATAATGCTAGTAAAATATTGACAGGTCCAGAAAGTATTTATATAACATTTTTACTTTCAAATTATTTTAGTATACCATGCGTAACACTGGGCGTGACATATGATGAAAACAATGGTTCAGAAGAATCTACAAAATCTTTAAATCAAGCTTTGTATAAAATTATAAATACTATGTTTTTTTTATTTTAAAATAATGTAAATAGTGCAAATAATGCAAAATAATATAAATACATTTTATAATTTATAGTATAAAATATAAAGTATAAAGTATAAAGTATAAAGTATAAAGTATAAAAATACAAAATGAACAAAGAAGAACAACAAGTTGTACGAGTAGAACAAATGAAAAAAATTCAAAGTGAGGCTCTAGAGTTATTTACCAAAAAAAATATTGATTATGGTGACGCATTTGCCAAATATGGTGTTATCGGTGTTTTAATGAGAATAGAAGATAAACTGCAACGTTCTATGTCTATAACAAAAAATGGAGTAAATTTAATAAGCGATGAAGGAATTAGAGATACGCTAATTGATTTACATAACTACGCCGCTATGGCGCTAATGTTATTGGATGAATAGTCAAGTAACTACTTTGCAATATTACCACCGTAGGTTACTACCATTTATTTTTATTTACTTTAATCTTTGGACCTTGACCTTTGCGTTTAATATTCGCAGGGTCATATTGTTCTTCCTCGTCATCGGAATGAATATCTTTCGACATTTCCCAGAATTCTTTTGCGCCTAATTTAAATGGACCATGTGTTTGTGCTTTATACCAAAATATCTGGTCATGTAACTTATTTGATTTTGCGTTATTGTTTATTACTAGACATTCATAGTTTTCGGTACACTGGTCCATCACTTGACAAAAACTTTCAAATGTTGGAAACATACCAGCGTAGTTTTCATAGATTCTTTTACGATTCCCAATATATGGTTCGCGTAAAATAAAAACATAGTCAATATTGGTTCGCAAATTTGGCGGAATACCTAAAGGATACTGCATTGTAATTACCAACATGATTTTCCAGTGACGACCGTTCATAAAAAGTAAACGCATCATAACATCTTTGGTCCACTTATTGTCAAAAAGACAGTCATCTAATACCACAAATGTTCGTGGATCAATTGTGCTTCTTTTATACGACTCTATCTCTTTTTTCATCTGTTTTAATACGGCTTTTTGTCGTTTTAAAATATTTTCAATAATCGCCGTATTATAAGCATCGTGAATAAATAACTTGGGAACATGCTCTCCGAAAAACCCGTTCCCTGCCTCTGTGCCGGATATAACAGTACCGATGGGAATATCTTGATGATAGTACATTAAATCTTTTACTAAAAAACTTTTTCCTGTATCACGTCGTCCGATAAGAACAATAACGGGTCCTTTATTTTCGTCAGGGCGAAAACTAATTGACCTCATATCAAATTTTGCTAATTCTAAACCTACACTCATTATTGTATATTGTATATTTATATATACTTAGTTATTTATAATATATACTAAAAAACATATAAGTTACAAACGCATATTTGTTAGTTTTTTAACATATTACACCGACCGAAAAGAAAAATGAGACAAACTTTCTATAAAAAAATAAAAATCGTTCAGTTAATCTTTTTGGTAATATAAATGCACTCTTAAAGAGCATTATACTATTTGACGACTACAACCAATTACGATTGTAGTGGTTAGTATATTTTATTGAAACTTATAATCACGCTTATATTTTTCAGGTCTTTCTCCTGTTTCTATATAGTGATTAAATACCTTTTGTATATTTTTACATCCATTCTTATCGCGATTGATACATCCCTTCCGTTTGTTTTCCATTTTAAATGTTAGGATTGAATGCATCTTTCGTTCTATGCTTCTCTTATCTGGTAAATATAAATTATTACACAATTCTTCTGTTTTATAGTTCAAGCATGATGTTCTAAATTCATCTATATTATAAACTTCAAATCTGGTATTTATTTTTCTTTTTATTGATAAATTTGGAGTTGATATAAAATTTCTCATCTGTTTTCCAATACTCCAATCACCGATTATGATTTTTATGTCCTTACCATACTTGTTCTCAATCTTATTTAACATATTGTCCTCTGTTCTTTTTGTATTTATATACGAATACCATTTGTATTGTCTGAATTTTTCATCTTGATATAATTTTGCAATCGCATCATTTACTTTTAGTTTTTCTTTGATATATTCTTTAAATTTTTCAATATCGCATGTTTTTGAATTGAATAATGATAATGTATTTTCAATTTCAGTAATGTGTTGTTTATCCTTATAATTTTTTAATAATGATGAATATTTTATCCGCTTGGTTTCTTTTATTCGTTGCTTATTTGTATATGAAAAATAATTACCATCATCATCCATCATTTGTAATAATGTTCTTTTTCCAGGGTCAATAAATAAATGTTTTCCATCTAAAAAATCCTTTGAAACTTCATCAATATACGGAAACTCGTGTAATACTTCTTTTTTGGTTTCTTTCTTTTGTAATTCTCTTCTTTTTCTGTTTTCTTCTTTTAACCTATTTTGTTGCACTTGCTTTTCTTGTTTTTTAATCTCCTTTTCCTCTTCTGTTAGTCCTTTCATTCGTTTCTTTTCATTCTTCATCTTATCTTTCTTTATTCTTTCTTCATTTACAAAGTCAGTATGTAAAAATCGTAATGAAACCGAATATCCATCGGTTATAATGGTATAATCAAACACATACTTATTCATATGATGCAGTTTAAAAAATGTATTCCATAATTTATCTTTATTTGTTTCAATATTATCAAAATATTGTTTTTTATCAGTATCAATAAGCAGTTCTACAACAGATTTTGTATCTATTTGTATATGCCTTGGTATTAGATGGGTTTGAAGTGGAAAAAACTGGAACATCTTTGTATTCACTTCTTCTAATTGCAAATTCATAAATATCATGTGTTTCAAATATTTCTGTGGATTGACCTTTATATCATAAAAATAACTTGTATCATAATTCTCTGGAACAATTTTGTATCTGTTATCATTTAACCAAGTATGGTATTTTTCATCACATGTTAAAATTTCAGAATCATTTATGATGTCATTTTTTACTTGTTGTAGTTCTTTATAAAATTGTTTCTTGAAATCTTTGTTTTGAAGTTCATTTTGGTATACATTTTTAAAGTAAGAATTAACAAATCGTTTAATGTAGTCAATAAAGTGCATTTTGATGTTATTTTCAATAGCAGTAATCATAGTAGTAGCATAATAATCTAATATAGCAGATAAATTCTTACCATCTTGTAGTGTAAATATAGAATTACCAATATTTTGAAATTCTTGGAGTAGTGCTAAATTATTTCCTTTGGGTTTTGGTCCTGCTGAAGCTTTCACTAATGACTTCATAGACATTCTAATTGTATCTTCTGTTATAATTGGTATTTCCTGATTGTTATGATACTTTTGAAGCACCCATAATCTCAATAAAAAATAAGAGTTTGTAGTTATTGTGTTTGTTCTTGAAACTGCGTCATTAATCCTTTCTAAAACATCAATCGGTAAATCTGATTTTATAATTTTCTGTATTGGAAGTTTTATGCACCGATATTTATC